CAGATTGGCGGCGCGATCGCCTGAAAAAGAAAAAAGGGCCCAGAAGGGCCCATCTTGAGTTCCGCCCATTCGGGCTGATTTCAAACTGCAAGCAAGATCACTGCTTGATCCACGTCACCACCGACGCGCTGACGACACTCGCCGTTTCAGACTCGCCGCTGGACGGATCGAACAGCCGGTACTGTCCCGGCTCGTAGCCGTGCTTCAGGATGCGGATGGCCCGCATTCCTGTCTTCGCGTATTCCACGATGGCCAGCCGGCCGACCGCCTCGGGCATGATGTAGTCCACCGGGCGGAAATAAAGCACCCACCCATCCCGGTAGTCATTCGTCATGTGGCGTATCGCCACCGTGCCTTCGGCCGCGCCTGGCGGCTTCGGCGCGTGCTTTGGCCCCATGTTCGTCTGTGGGTGGATGACCTGCTTGTCGTCCGCCCAGCCGATGAACGGCACCATTTCCAAGCCCGACTCTTTAGGCAAGTCCACGCCGATCTGGGCCAGCACATCCGGCAATGGAACGCCAAGGATCCGCGCCATCTCGGCCGCTTCATCCGCTGAGATAACCCGCATCCCCCTAAGCATCAGGGACACCGCGGATGGGTCCAGGTTCATCATCTTCGCCAGTTTGCGCTGGGATAGATGGCGGTCCGCCAGTGTGTCTTGGAACCACCGTGTGTTCACGGCTGATGCCGATACTTGAGTATTGGGCATTGCGAATCCCTGGTCCGTTAAATTGTGAAGCCATTGTACCTACCTGTTTCGTTTCTCGCAACATGCGAGCGATTAAGATACCTCAACGTTCGCAGCTGCACCAAGGAAACTGCCCGACTTATCCACTGCGTGCGTAAAAAACGACTCTTGACACGAGCTTTGGCTAAACAGCTTGCAGTGATGCGGAATTCGCAATACCATTGTGGTTAATTCGATTCTGTACGGGACCTAACAGATGGGCACCAAAATTTTCACCGACAACGGCACGCAGGCCGACCGCATCATCAAGCGGTTCGGCGGTGCGCGCCCCCTCGCCGCGGCCATCCGCGAAGCCACTGGCAAGAAGTGCGATCCATCGCGCGTGTTCCGCTGGCGCATGCCGCGCGAGAACGGCGGTACAGGCGGCTTGATCCCGGGCGCCGCTGTGCCTGGCGTGAAGGCTGCCGCGCGCCTGATGGGCGTGTTGCTGCACGACGACGACTGGGCGCCGCGCACGATTACCGAAACGGACCTAGCGCCGGTGAAGGACGCGGCGTGAAGCGCGCGCTGACAATCGCCGCCGGCGTTGCCCTATCCATGGCCGGCCTGTGGGGCGGCGCATACGGGCTGCATGTTTGGGGCGTTGAGGACTGGCGCGCGTTCCCTGTTTGCATGACTGCGACTTTCGCCTTCATAGCGGGTGTCGCGATCACGGCTTGGGGTGTCGCTTGAACTACATCATTGGCGCGGACCCGGGCGCGTCCGGCGCGCTGGCGCTGCTCGACACCGCGGCCAACCGCATCATCGAAGTGCGCGACATGCCGGTGCACCAGGTGACGATCGGCAAGACGAAACGAAAGCGCGTGGACCTGCACGGCCTGGTCGACCTCATCCGTTCGTGGGCGCTGTGCTACGGCCCGCACGCCTTCGTGGAAGAAGTGCACAGCAGCCCGATGGATGGCCCAGTCGGCGCGTTCGCGTTCGGCGAAGCGTTCGGCGCGCTGAAAGCCGCATTTGCCGCGGCGGACGTGCCCTTCCGACTTGTGAAACCACAAGAGTGGAAAGCGCACCACCGTTTGATCGGCAAGGACAAAGACGATTCACGCCGCCTCGCATCGCAGCTGCTGCCGCACGCAGCGGCGAACTGGGCGCGCAAGATGGACGACGGGCGCGCGGAAGCCGCCCTTATCGCCCTGTACGGGGCTTCCACTCTGAGGGGGAAATCTTGAACAAGAAACGCTCGCCGTGGTTCGACGGTGGAACAAAGCCGGCGCACGTCGGCGTCTATGAGCGCAAGTACAGTTGGGGCATCTGGTACAGCCACTGGAATGGCAAACGCTGGGGCGTCTTTGACGCAACAGTACGCGGCGCGCTGGGGTTGAGATCCTTATGTTCCGTACGACAGGCGCTCCCGTGGCGCGGCCTGGCCAAAAACCCGAACGCTTAAACGACACTTCGGAGGTGATATGCCGCTGTGGCTGTGGGACTTCTTCGCGTGGTGGGGCATCGCCAGCGCTGTCTGCTGTTTCATCGTGCTGGCGATCTGCGCCCGCCTTTATCAACTGAACCAACTTTTCGAAGACACCTATCTATGAACCCTGAAGACTTCACCTTCTACGCCGCGCTGGCTCTCATCGTTGCGGTGGCCGGCGCCATCATCCTGTTCGACGCGTGGCTGGACCGACGCGATGCTGACGCGGAAGACTGCTGCCCGCCGGGCTACGGCTGCGACAAATGCTACTACGGGCTGGGGAAATGAACGCGGCATCGCAAGTGCACCCCGAAAGCGCCCTGCCCTCGCAAGCCAGCGGCCTGAAGTACGACGGCGGCAAGATCCGCTATTCGCTGCTGCCGGCCGGCGCTGTCGCCGAAGTGGTGCAGGTGCTGGAGTTCGGCGCGCGCAAGTACGCCCCCGACAACTGGAAGCACGTGCCCGACGCGCGCACCCGCTACTACGACGCCAGCATGCGCCACATCGACGCCTGGTGGAATGGCGAGCGCCTGGACCCCGAAACGAACCTGCCGCACCTTGCGCATGCGGTGTGCTGCCTGCTGTTCCTGATGTGGTTCGACACGCAGCGCCAGCTCGCGTCTTCTGCTGTGCACAGTGATGCGAAAACCACAACGCATTGCGACGAATCGGCGTACAACTGCGCGTCCGACACCGAGCACGAATGGGTCCTTCAGAACGGGACCAACGACATTTTCTGCCGCCGCTGCCTCGCCCCTTACGAAAAACCGTGAGTGAAGATGCCCTGCACCCCTACCAGCTCGACGGAGCCCAGTACCTGGCCGGAAAGCGTTTCGCGCTGCTCGCGGACGAAATGGGCCTGGGCAAGACGGCGCAGGCCATCCGTGCAGCGGACATCCTGGCCGCGAAACGCATCCTGGTGCTGTGCCCCGCCATTGCACGCGTCAATTGGCTGCGCGAGTTCGATAGGTTTTCGCTATTCGCGCCGCCCGGCCGCGCGCTGTTCTCCAAGGTCGACAGGCCGCAGGATGAGCACGTCACCGTGTGCAGCTACGACCTCGCAACCGAACACCGCAAGGCGCTGGCCGCGATCGACTGGGACGTCATCGTCTGCGACGAAGCCCACTACCTCAAATCTGCGTCAGCTTCGCGGACAAAAACCGTCCTGGGCCGCTACGGGCTGGTGCATCGCGCAAAACGCCTGTGGCTGCTCACCGGAACGCCCATGCCTAATCACCCGGGCGACCTGTGGGTGTGGCTGCGCACCGCCGGCCTTACCCCGCTTAACGAACGCGAGTTCATCGAGCGCTACTGCGATGGCCGCGTAACGCCGTTCGGCTTCAAGGTGACGGGCGCCAAGCAATCGAAGATCCCTGAGCTACGCGGGCTCCTTTCCAAATTCATGATCCGAAGGACCAAGCAACAAGTGAGCATTCAATTACCCCCCATTTCCTACCACGGCGCCGTCGTGGAAGCCGGCCCGGTCGACCTGGAAGTCAAAATGTACGACCTGTGGCGGCGTGCCGGCGGCGACGAAAAGCTGGCCGCAGTGATCGACCGTCAGGAAGCTACCTTCCAAGGCATGATCGAAACGCTGAAGAACAGCCGCACGCCGATGCGCGACATGCTGCCGTTGATGGAGGCGGCCGAGAAGTCGATGCCCGAGCTGCGCCAGTTCACCGGCCTGGCGAAGTGCCCCGCCATCATCGAACAGGTGGGCGGCGAACTCGAACGTGGCGAAGTCGACAAGATCGTGTTGTTTGCCGTCCACAAATCGGTGATCGAAACGCTGCGCGACGGCCTGAAGAAGTTCAAGCCCGTGACGCTCTACGGCGGCACGCCA